CTTGTTCTTTAGCCTGCTTGTCCTTTTCTTTGTACTCTTTAAGTTCTTTTAAACTTGATTGAGTTCTTTGATCAAGTGCCTTGAACAGTTCCTTACCCTCTTCATCTAAGTTATAGTTTTCAAGTAGGGCATCAATGTCAGATTCTAATTCTTGCTTTGCTTCTGGTGTCTTAGCCTCTTTTTTAAGAGCTTTTAGTTCCTTTTCCAATGTTATAAACTTTGAAAGGGGAACTGTATGTTGTTTAGGTGGTTCTACCTTTAGTGTTTCTACTTTAGGTAGTTCTACCTTCTTGACTTCTTCTGTCTCAATTTTTTCAGTAGGTTTGATTTCCTGCTTAACCTCTGGAGTTCCTTCTGTGGTTATCTCTTTTGGTTGCTCTAGCGTTGATTCACCTAATGCTTCTTTCATTGTAGCTTGCATTTCAGATGTTTCTTCTGCCATAGCTTCTTTTACTTCATCATCCATATATTTTTTAGTAGTTATTTTCTACACACACTCCTTGAGGGAGTTAATCTCTGCTATTTTTTAGTGGGTATGCCCCCACGATATTATCCGTGAATTTGTACGAACTTCATCTTGTTAATAGCATCTTTTGCTAATGCGTGGTTCTTACATTCTCCTATCTTGTTTCCATCTTTAAATAGATATTTACCATATACTTGAAATCCTTTTGATTCTAGTATTTCTTTAGGAAAGATTGGTATCTCCACCTTCTTTGATTCTTTCTTTATGCTTTTCTTCAAGGGCTTCTTTGATATTTTCTTTGTCATGTTCTTCTTTTGTCTTATTCTCATCACCGACCTTTGCTATTTTAAATAAATACTCTTTAAATGCTCCAAAGAATACATATCCTGTAAATATTGAAGCTTTTAATGTGATTGTTATTCTGTGTATTAGCTTATCAATCTTATCACTAAACTCTTTCTCTGTTAAATCACTTTCTTTTATTAAGGAATCAATCTCTCCTTTCTTTATCTTTGCATATAACTTAATACCATTGTGGTAAAAGAATACTGTGTCATCCTTTGGATCTGCAATGATTGTTAGTAAATCTTTATGGTTCTCATCAATATAATTAAATAATTCTTCTTTATCCATTTTCTTTTATGTGTTTTAGTTCGTTGTCTATGTAATCCTGTATATCCTGAACATCTGGTGGAGTAAACTTTGTTATTACTTCCTTGATACAATCTGCCTTTCCATTAAGGGTTATAATACTTCTTATATTCTTGCTAGACATATCAAATGTCAGTTGTAATATGCTATCACTTATAGAATCTAATTGTTTATTCTTTTCTTCTATGAAGTCCTTGATGTATTCCTGTTCTGATAGGTCTTTTATTATCTGTGCTTTTAAAAGGTCATCCTTTAATGCTTCTACTTCTAATCTCTTTTCATCTCTGAATCTCTCTTCATACTTATTGGGGAGGCTATCTAATTTCTTTATAAGTTGTTTATACATTGTTTAATGGTGTTTCTTGTGATAATTCTTGACCTTCTTTCTGTCCTATCGGTTGTTTAGGAAGGTTTACTTGTCTAGTGTTTGGTTGTCCTTGAGGTTGTCCTTGAGGTTGTCCTTGAGGCTGTTGTGGTTGTCCTTCTGGTGGTATCATTGCCTGTTGCTTAATCATCTCTAATTGCATATTGGTTGCTTCTACACTTGCGTTCCTTACAGCATTCTGCATAGCGAATTGCCAATGAAGTTGAAAGTATTGTAATGCTACTGTCATCTGTTCTTCCTTTAAATCTCCATCTTCTATACCCTCTGCAAATCTCTGACAGAATATCTGGTTAGCTTGCTTATATACCTCTGGGTCTTTGTTCTCTTTAATCATTTGTACTGCACTATCTGCTTTTGATAGTGTTTCTTTGTTTCCATAGAAATCTTTATCCATAAATTCTTTTATGTCTTGTTCATCATACTCTCCACCTGTTAGTAGTTCTTCTACTGTTTTCTTAGGGTTAAGTTCTGCTAATAGTGCTGGGTTAGAAACTATTGCTGACAAGGTTTCTGACTTTCTCTTCTCTCCAATCTCTTTTAACCTTTCAGCATTTGATGATGATTCAATTATAATATCATAGTCTGGGTTAGCATCGTTCTTTGTTATGTATTCTACATCTGACTTACCTATAATCCTTACAGATATTTTATTAGTCATTGTATCTCTGATACCACATATATATCTTTCTGCTAACTGTTCATGAGCTTTCTTGTAAGACTTATTGATTAATCCTAATCTGTCTGCTGCTTGTTGTAGATTACCATAATAGATACCAACCTTATCCTCTTCTGAATTGCCCTGTGTATCTGGTGTAATACCTGTCTTAGTTCCAAAGAAGTTGTCTAAGTAGTTTACAATCTCTAATGTTTCTTTAGTTGTATTAGGTGTTTCAAACTCATGTATCCCTGATGCAATCTGTTTGTTTCCATTCTGTGTATCAACAGGAATCAATCCATCTCTTCTAAACTTTAATAATACAGCGTTCTTAAACATTGTAGGATCAAATGCTCTTTGCCCATAGTTTCTCTTTGCCACATTGTTATACATATCATTGATGGCAATTCTTATCATCTCATGTAATGGTCTGATGTCATCTGCTAATGATTTACATACAAAGTCTTTTGCATCCTCATCTATTAGCCAAGCAACGAATGGACTCTTTTCTGATTTGAATACTTTTTTTAACTCATCAAGTCTTATCCATGTGCCTGTGCTTGATTCTATTACTGCATAATAGTCTTTGCCTTTGTATCTTGTTACTCCTTCACAGAAGTTGTATATCAAGTCTCCCTCTGCTCCTGCTGGCATAGGGTCTAATCCTCTAATAACTTGTCTCTCTTCATCAAAGTCCTCAAAGCTATCATTGTTTACTATTCTGCCATCTTGATCTGGTACTTTTGATACTAACTCATTGATTTGTCCTTTATCATAAACACCATCTTCTGCTCCTTTCTCTAAGTCTGATTTGCTTTTCTTTAAATTGTATTGTCCTTTATAACTATGTAAGTTTAAATCTCCTCCACCTCTTGGTTGGAATAGTAAGTCTTCAAAGTTGATAGGTTCTAAATGATGTTGGTATTCATCTATATTGTCTGACCATACTTTGTATGCTCCGATACCAGAAAAGATGGCATTCTTTTTAACCCATCTGTCTATTTGATCATAGTTAGCTTTCTTCTTATCTACTTCCCATAAAGAAGATACTCTCTTTGCTCCTAAATAGTCTGCTGTTTTAATAGGTTCAAATGATACTCTTACAGGGTCATCAATCTTTGCTAGTAATGTTTGTACATAACCAGACATAACAGGGATAGGTAAGTTCTTATATCCCTCTGGTGCTAATCCTACTTTATTATAATAAGCAGCATAATTCTTTTTAATCTCATCTAATCTAGGCTGTTTGTATTTAATACATTCGCCTAACTGCGTATATAATAACTTTGCTATTTTATCTTTATCCATTGTTTTTTAATATTATTGTATTTATTAGTTAGAATATTTATTGCTTTATCATACTCATTCTCTGTTTGATTTGATATTCCTTGAAGTTTTCTAAGACTTCTTTTAACTGCCCATTTCTGTTTCTCTTGGGTGTCATATTGACAGTTGTTCTTTTCTTCATCTACAATGGCTTTCTTTAATGGCTTTTCTTTAGCCCATAATCTTTTTTTTAATTGTCTTACCTCAAATGAATAGGCTACATCTAATAAATAGAAGAACCATTTAACCCATATTGGTAAGCTGTTATATACAAATTGTGATTTGATTTGATTCTCTATGTTTATGTTCATAATGTTTAAATGTTTTCCCACTCACAATCTCTTACTATATCCTGATGAAAGTCTGTGTAAATCTTATCATCTTTGTTTGGCATACTACCGCTGAATCCATATCTTGTTGCATCCATTAAATGATTCCATATATCTTCTGGCTTATTTAATATCTTTCCATTCTTATCTGTAATCCATAGGTAGTTTCTATATTCTTTTATTAAATTTGTGCTTCTCTTTGTTATAGATATTCTCTGGTCTTTAACAAATTGTATTCCATTATTTACACTGTCCTTTCCTTTCTTTGCTCCTAATATGTTTATACCATAGCTTGCTATCTCATCTATACTCTTTGGCTCAGCACTATCTGCTATTACTAATGTCTGTGGTTCTTCTAAGTTTCCTATTAAGTCTGCTATCTGTTTATTGCTTAATCCTTTTTGATAACATCTTTCATTTAGAATGTATCCATCATTGTATTTGTAAATATCTACTATTGCTGTTGGGTCATTACTATATCCAAAGTCTAATCCTCTTATAACTAACTTTGCTTCATGTGGTATCTCGTTAATTATACTCCAATCTTTAAATACTTTTCCTTCTACTTCTCCTAACTGTCCTAATCCATATACTTGCCACCATCCTTTTCTTGTTTTCCTTTTTTCTATTGATTCTACTATTCTATAGTCTAATGCTTCGTTGTCTTTGTATGTAAGTATTATGTGGTCTATATCATCTCTTTCATTTTGTAGTTCATAGAACCAGAACTCGTTTGTAGGATTCCAATCTAAGTATATCTCTTCTAATGTTCTTACTTCTAATTGTTCAAATGCTTCTCTTGGTATGTTATTACATTCATTTAAAAATAGTCTTTCTCTTCTTGCTCCTCTTAACTTATCTGGACTATCTGCTGAAAAGAACTCTAGTTTACTTCCTGATTCAAATGTATAAGTAAAGTCTGATCTGTTCCATCTTTTATCTTCAAAGTATTCTTGCTCTTTCATTATTGTTAGAAAGTCTTTTATTGCTCCTCTCTTTAGATGGGGCATACTTTCTGATACTATACTTGTTAAAGTTGTTTTCTTATCTGTCTGTGCTTTGTCTATTAATATCAATAAGACACTTACTGTTTTACTTGCTGAGGTTCCTCCTTGTAATGCTTTAATCCTCTTCTTCAAGTTCTGTATCTTCTTCGTTGCTGTTGTTATGTAAAATGGCATTATCTAATATTGATTTTATTGGTTTACCTTTTGTTGTATGGTCTATTTCTTTTTTATCTCTCCAACTATAATTGTTTTTTAAATTGAATATTGCTCCTGCTGTATTCTTACCTGTAAATAAATATTCTTCTACCCAGTTGTGTATTTTTTCTTTTGCTTTTTTTATAGTGTCAGAATATTTTTCTTTATCTTCATAGTCAAGCAATGTTTCTCTTGATGTGTCAAGATGTACTGCAAGTCCTGTAATGGTTAATGGTCTGTTCTCTTTTCCCATTAAAACAAAATAACCATCAATCTTATCTTGTAGTTCTTTAACTGTTTTAAATTTTAGTGGTCTCCCTACTTTATTTGTCATAGTGTTGTTTACTAAAAGTTGTTTACTTAGGTTTGCCTATTCTGGCATAAGGCAATTATTAAATGGTTAAGGATATTATCCCCGACCTTGTATATGTGTAAGTATCCCCTATCAGCGATAGGCAAATCTAAATAAAAAAAGGCAAGTCGGTTATTCCGACATACCTTTGCCTTTATAATTTAGTCTAGCATACTTTTAAAGTTTTGACAACCCTGTGGAAAACTATTCCAATGGTTCTATTGTAATTCCTAAAACCTTATGACATCTAGTACATTTTGTTATGACTTTTACTTCCTTATGTTCACACTCT